CAGCCAGGATCGCACCAGCCGGCCAGCAGGTGCTCGAGGCCCTCGCGCGCACGGCTGGACTTCAGCACGAACTGCGCGGCCACGCTGTCGGGCAGGTTGAAGATCTCGCGCGTCTCGGCGAGGCAGAACTCGCCGGGCTGCAGCAGGTAGGGATCCTCGGCGGTGTGGTTGTGGATGCCGTGGATTTGCAGCTCAGGGCTGTCGGGCACCTCGATCATGATCCGATCGCCCAGCAGCACGTCGATGCTCGCCGGGTTGATCAGCTCGGGATCGAACGGCACCACCATCGCGTGGTGCTGGCAGAGGTGGTGGAGCTCGTAGTCGGGAAGGGGCACGCGATCGTCAGTAGACCCACCGGAGCCTAGGCCCGCCCTGGCGGATGCCAAGATGCACGAACCCCTTGGGTGCGCCGTAGCCGAGGCTGTGGGGCCAGTGCTGATCGCACCAGTCCTGCACCGCGTAGATGTCCGCGCCGGTCACGGCAAAGTCCACCGCACCCACGCCGATCGCGTTGTAGAGGTGCTCCGACTGACTGGCGCCACCCACGGCCCGGTTGATCGCCGTGGGCCTGTAGCCGGAGGTGATCACGATCGGCCGGCCGCCGAACTGCGCGCGCACCTTCTCGAGGAACTGCGCCAGCTTGGTGGCGGTGTCGCACTGGTGCTGATGATCGAAGCGCCGGGCCTCTTGGTTCAGCGCGAACTCACCCGCGGTGATGTGCGGCGTGATCTTGTGGGTGAAGGGGCTCTCAGGCGTGAACATCGCCGAGACCGGGCCCGTGGTCTGCCGCTCGCGGCCCCAGAGGTCACCCTCGGCGATGCGGCGCCGCTTCAGGCCGGCCTCCACGTTGGTGCCAGGGTTGCGGTAGAGCAGCAGCGCATCGGGCACGCCGGGCCAGTCCTTCTCGCGCAGCCGCTTGCTGATCGTCTCAAAGCCCTTGGCGCCGTAGAAGCCGGTGCCGAGGTTGTAGGCGAAGCTGATCAGCGCGCACTTCTGGTGGTCGGCCATCTCGACCCAGTAGGGCATGGTGGCGCGCAGCTTGGCGGCGATGCGGTCCACTTCCTGCCGCAGCAGCAGATCAGCCTCGATCGCGTTGATCTTGTCGCCGCGCTTCACCGGCCGGCCGTCACCGTAGCGGGTGGTGCCGTAGCCGATCGTCCACGGGTCGCCGCCGCTGAGCGGGTCAGGGTAGGCCTCGAGGTGGCAGCCCTCAAAATCCTTGATCAGCTTCAGGGCCGCGGCCAGGTCGGCCTGCTTGCCGTCCTGGCTCCAGGTGTTGAACCATGCCCGATCGCGCCGCATGGCTGCTGCGTAGCCGTTGGTGGCGAGATCCTGCTCGAGCGTCTCGATCGCTGCGGCCTGGTGCGGGAGGCCCCGGTAGAACCGGAAGAGCTGCTCCAGCGTGATCGGTGCAGGGTTGGCCATGAGTTAGCGGCGCTTAGGGAACACCAGCCGACCGGCCTGCAGCAGCAGCTGGATCCAGCTGTTGGACTTGAGCGGGCTGAGTGCGATGATCTCGCTGCCGGCAGCGATGACGATGGCGATGATGGCGGCAGTCTCGGGGCTCATGATGTCCACGTCGATGGCCTCACGTTACTTGCGCATTTCAAGGGCGCGCACCCGCTGATCCAACTGGGTGAGCTCTGCCTTGCTGTCGGTCTTCAGTTCCTCGACGGCCTGCGCCATCTGCTGCACGGTGGCCTCGACACGGGCGAACTGCACCTGAAGCGAGATGAGGAGGGCGCCGATGGCGAACATGCCGGCGCCGAGTGCTGCCGGGAGGGAAGCAGCGAACACGCCGCCGACCGTCTTAGGTTCGTCCGCCATCGGCTGATCCGGGCACGCTTCCATCGTAACGATCGAAGGGATCAGGCCTTCCAGCGAGGATGGCAAGAGCGCGCCTGTAGTAGTGATTCTCAGTCTTCCCCACGGCTTCGAGGTGATCGCGGATGCGTCGCCAGTTTTCGCGGGTCTGAGGATCCATTACCTGCCCTGCCCTCTGAGGGGCTTCTTCCCGCGGCGCCGTGGCCGCGAGCGCTGGCCGAAGCCTTGGCGGGTGGTCTTGGGCGGCCCCGGCTGATGCTCGAGGCGTGCGGTGCCTTGCTTGCTGCGGACGGCCATCAGCTCTCAGGGGCGGGAAGGCCGAACAGCTCGCGCAGCTCGGCCACAGTCAGCCCAGCGGCCTCGAGCTTCTGCTCAGTGGTCAGGGCCACAGGAGGTTCGGGCTCGGGGGCAGGCTCGGGGTTGTTGCCAGCAGCGACCCACTCCAGATAAACGGCGTAGTCGGTGTTGGCGGGGTCCTGGGGGATGAAGGCGTTATCCGCGAGGCGGAGGATGGTGTCGCCGGTGGTGAGTTGGTAGGTCATGGGTTACAGCTCGATGGAGGCGGTGACATTAGTAATGGTCATGTAGCTGCTGACTGAACTTTGAGTGCTCTCAGCTGTGTAGCCATCCACTGTTCCAGTAATAGAGCTAAATGTGCCTGAACCATCGAATGTGACAGAGCATGTCATCGTTGGCGTAGCTCTCATTGTTACTGGAAATGTGCCTACAAGTATGCGCCAGCCTGTATAATATCCGCTAATATACGAAGCCGTTTGTGAACCTGGTCTGCGGTAGTAATACCTCTGACACAACGCCAGCTCCTGCCCGTAACTCCTGCGTTCAAACGGAGTGGCGACGGTGCCGGGCTCCAACTGGGGCAGCGAAAAGGTGCCGCCACTGAAGCGCACAGTGCAGTTGGTGCCGCCGGTCAGGGTGACGGTGCCGCCCTTGGCGACTGATGCGCCATCAACGGTGGCGGTGGCGGTGCCGGTCCAGTTCAGCACGTGGGTGCCGCTGAGGATGTTGAGGCCCTCGATCACCTGCTCAATGCCGCCAGCTGGAGCGGTGACGGTGCGAACATTGGCGCTGTCGGTGAATGTGACTGACTGGCCGGATGTGACCACCCGCCAGCGGTCGAGCGTGTACTGGTTGGCGCCGCCGGTAGCAGTGCCTGAAACGTAGCCGCGCTGATTGATGATCGGGTTGCCATTGATCAGCAGGTTGCGCATCCCCGCCAGTGGCCCGCCGTTCACACTGGCCAGCAGTGCAGCCGTGCCGCCGCCGCCGGAGGCCTGCAGGTTGGATGCGATCAGGGTGCTCATGATGTCTTACCAGCTGGCGTGAGTGGCACGGCGCCACGTATTGGTGGCAATGCAGATGTAGATGTGAGTGCCGTCATAGGCGATCTGGCCCGCGCGGCCTGTTGCTGATGCGCTGGCCGGCGCAGACCCACTGGCGGGGTCGGTCCAAGTAAGTGCGCCAGCGCCATCGGTGCGCAGCATCTGGCCCGATGAGCCATTCCCAGTCGGCAACACCAGCGTGTTCGATCCCGCCACCGCCGGAGCGTCGATCTCGGTGTAGCCGGAGGTGGAGCCGTTGAGTCTGAGGGTCATGGCTTCACTCGTAGAGGATGTTGATGATGCCGGCGTCGAACGCGTCGGTGCAGTTGGCGGTGGTGATCCTCACCCGATCGAGCGTGCCCGAGAGGGTCTTGACCCCGCATGTGATGACCAGGCTGGGGATGCCGGTGAAGTCGATCGAGGTGCCGCTGGTCGAGGCCTGGACGGTAGCCGCCACCGGACCCACGCCGGACGTAATCCCTGTGACTGGTCCTGATCCATTGAGTGAAATGGGCATGATCCTTTTGGTTAGACGATCACCCAGCTGGCGCCGGACGGGACGGTGACAGTGGCGCCTGCGTTGATCGTAACGGGGCCGGCTGACACTGCATTCTTGTTCGTGGTCAGCGTGTAGCTGGTGGTGACGGTGTTGCTGTTCTCGAGGAACACCGTGTCAGCACCTCCGCCCGTTGCGCCACCGCCCACGGAAGACCATGCGCTGCCGTTGTAGCCCTCGAATTGGCTCAGGTCGGTGTTGAACCGGATCATGCCCGAGGTGGGCGAGCCCGGCCGTTGTGCCGTGGTGCCCACCGGCAGATCCAGCACGCCGGTGCCGGTCAGCAGCACATCACCGCCGAACGTGGCGGTGCCGGTGAAGGTGGGACTGGCGGCTGGCGCTAGGCCGAGGTTCGCGCTGGCCAGCGTGCCGATCGTGATCCACGCGTTGTTCGCCGCATTGCGCAGCTTCAGCAGGCCCGTGGTGGTGTCCGCCCACCATTGATAGGCGTAGGTCGTGCTGGGCTCTGAGGCCCCGCTGTTCTGGCTGACGATCGCCGCCAGCGCATTGTTCAGATCCTGCCGGAAGGCGAGGCCGGACTGGTTGGCCAAGTTGTAGTCGTGCTGAGCCATGCCTTAGATCTGCCTCCCGAACCCGATGGCTGTGTAGGTGAACTGGCGGCTCACGGCACTGCCGGCGCTGTTCCTGAATGTTACTTCGAATCCGGTCCGCGTCACGGCAGCTATCGCGAAGTAATCGCCGGTGGCCATGTTGAATCCCGTCACGCCGACACTGGGCGCCTCGAAGAAGGCATTCGCGAAGGTGACGGTATACGCGCCCGCGCCGCTTGTCAGCACCGCAGACTGCTCGGTGCGTTGCTGTAGCTCAAGTTCTGCGCCGAGCTCTTCGATGAGGATGTTCTGGGTCGGGTCCGTGCTGGTGGCCACCGTCTTGAACTGGAAGCCACGACCCCGCACGATCGCGTTGGCGAATTCGCGCCAGGCGCTCCAGGTCGGTGTGCCGCTGGGGTCGTCCTGCGTGGTGCGCACATAGGTGAGCGCGTTCACGCGATCGCCACCGGTGCCATCGATCAAGTCCCAGGTGTCGATATCTTCGAAATGGTCATCCCAGAAGTCGCCGGGGATGTAGGGCAGGGTGACCAGCCGCCGGCGCATGTTGCAGTCAAAGACGCCGGGGAAGGCATAGGTAGATCCGAACTCGTATTCGCCCGCCGGCAGCACGCCGCCCACGCTGTCGATCGAGGCCAGCGCGTCCCAGTTGCCGTCTGTGGCCATCTCATCCACCGCGAGCCCGCTGCTGAGCATGATGCCGCCAGCCCCGCCCGCTTCGGCCAGGCTGGCCACGTAGAACATGTCGGTGTAGTTGCCGTTGAAGGGCGGGCTCTCCAGCTCCTCCGCGTAGGTCTGCACCAGCTGCCGCGGCTGCGGTGTGGGCAGGTCCACGATCACGGTGCTGGCCACCAGCGATCGGCGGCCGCCGTCATCCTCGAACTTCACCAGATAGGTGCCCTCAAGCACCGGCACCTGCTTCTGCGTCTGGCTGCCGGCGGCCGCGGCCACGATCTCTTGGCTCTCCTCCCAGATGGCGCCGGTGAGCAGCACGCTGTGGCGGATCAGCACCTTGCCGCCGAGCACCACGTCCAGCTCGGGGGAGCGATCCCAGCTGAGGATGGCGCTGGCGTTGTCGATCGGGATCAGGGACAGCCCCGTGACACTCTCCGGCGGTGCGGTCTTGCCGAAGGCCTGCACCGTCAGCTTGGCCGGCTCCACCGATTGCCGCAGCGCTGCATTGAGGCTGTAGACCTGCACCTCATAGACGCCGGCGGTGGTGTCGAGGATCTCGAAATCGGGCCGCGCCTGTGTGGTGCTGGTCCAGTTGCCGTTCTGCGGCCGCCAGCGCACGCGATACTCATTGACCCCGACCACTGGCTGCCAGCTGATGATCAGCTTGGCCAGCGCGCGGCCGTTCAGCTCGTAGAGCGTCTCGACGGCCTGCAGGTTGGTGGGCGCCGCCGGGATGATGTTTAGGTCGGTGATGTCCCGCTGCTGCAGCCGCGCGCCGCGCTCGATGTAGTCGTACTTGCTGGGGTTGTAGGCCAGCGCGCTGATCGCGTACTTCGCGCCGTCCTGCTCCTGCACGCTGAGCACGCGCCAAGTCGAGGTCTGGATGTTCGAGGTCTGGTAGAGCCACACGCTGTTCGCGTTGGGCGCTGCGGCCAGCGGCGTGGCCAGGCTGACCACGTTGCCGGCGATCGTCGTCACCGCACTGCTCTGCACCGTGCCATCGGGCAGGATCACCGAGAGGGTGGCGGCTGCACCAGCTGAAAGCCCGCTGGCATCATCAACCGTGACCGTGGTGGTGGTGGCTGCGGTGATGCGGCCGCCGCGCCGTGAGCCGGCCTTCACCGGGTCGCTGATCTCGATGATCTGCCCAGGCCGCACCACCACGCCGGCATCGATCGATGCGGTGAAGCTGAGCACCCCGCCTTCGTACTGCTCGGAATAGAGCAGCCACTCGCCGATCCTGCTGGCCTGACCGCGGGAGGTGCAGGCAAAGGCGCTGATCTGCGTGGACACCACGCCGTGCTTCGCGATCGCGGCCTGGTCCTCGACCACCTCGTAAGCAATTTCTCTACTCGGGATGTCGAGGTAGCTCACCACGGCCACACTCGGCCGTGTCTTGCGGCTGCTGCCCTGATAGCTGAAGCCCTCCTCGGAGACGTTGGCCAGCGTGAACAGGTAGGCGGAATCGGCCGGCCGGTCCTGGCTGATCGTCAGCGCGCCGGTGCTCCAGTACGGCATGGCTCGGAACACCGAGCACATGTCGTTGATCAGCTTGTAGGCCTCCTCGGCCGTCTGGATATTGATGTTGCAGGAGAAGCGCGGCTCAAAACCGCCAAAACCGTCAGGAACCAGCGTCGAAGCGTACTGGCTCGCGGCATAGAACGCCCACTTGTCGAGCTGCGCTGCCTTGACGTGATCGCCGAAGCCGTAGCGCGTGGAGGTGAGCAGGTCCCACAGGATCCAGGCCGGATCAGAGCACCACTGCGCCGCGCCGAGGGTGCCGTTCCAAATGCCCGCGTAGACCAGCCGGCCGTTGGTGGTGTCCACCGTCGCGTTCGACGGGATGCGCACCTTGATGCCGCGGATCAGGTAGGTGCGGCTCGGGATGCTCGAAAACTGCTCAGCGTCCACCCGCAGGCCGATCAGCGCGCTGTTGGGGTAGCGCAGCTTGGCGTAGGTGATCTCGGTGTAGGTGGACCAGGTGAAGGCGTTGGCCAGCTTGGCGCTGCTGCTGTCGGCCGTGATCCGGGTCACGCGGATGTCGGCCGGCGTGGTGGCCAGCCCCACCAGGTAGTCGCGCTGATAGGTGTCAGCGGTGCGGCCGGCGATCGTGTCATCGATCACCGTGGTGTAGCCGCCGCCGCCGTACTGCACGGCGATCTGCAGGCGCACGTCGGTGCCGTTGATGTCGCCTTCGTTGGTGAACGACTGCAGCTGCGGCACCGTGATCGAGATCCGCGCCGCGTCCACGTTCGCGTCGGTGATCGTGCGCACGATCGGCGTGGCCTGCTGCACCTGCACGCCCACCGGCTTCTCGTCTTCGATGTCAGCCGATCCGGGGATGAAAGCCTGATCCTGCGTGCCGTTGCGGGTGTAGACGGTGACGTTCTGGAAGTTGTAGGTGCCGTTGGCGTTCTGCAGCGGCGTGTTGTTCAGAAAGATCGACTGCGCGCCGGCCTTCAGGCCCTCGATCTCGCCCTCGCTGATCAGGTCCAGCAGCTGCGCATACTGCGCGCTGTTCAGGTTGTCGGCGGCCTCTGTTGGCGTGCGCTGCGGCTGGCTGGTGCTGCCACCGCCGCCGCCCTTGCCGCCACCACCGCCACCACCTGCGCCGACGATCCTGCTCATCCCGCCACCTGCACGGTGTCAACGCCGGCCGAGATCACCACCGAGCCCACCAGCGTCTCGCCGTAGACCACGGGCACGGGCACGCC